AGATACTGTAATAGTAAAACTTGCGTTCTCAACTGTAGTATCAAACTCATATATCTTAGAAAGACCAGCTCTTTTTATTACACCACCCTCTGCTCTTAAAAAAAAGTTCTCAATCTTTTGAGCTGAGTTATTATAAACCTTAGTATCTGTTCTTGATATGAGACTAGGACTTATTTCTCCAAACTGAAAGTTAGTTAGAGGAACCTTTGCTTTTCGCATTAACTCCTCCTTTCAGCAATAAATCTTGTCGAAACTAGCTTTCGTGTTGTTTGTTGTTGTGAATCTACGCTTCTTGCTTTCATCATTGCTCTTTCAGCCAAAGCAGACATTTGTGTTAGCATTGTAGCATCTCTTGCAATAGATGATGCAAAGGCAACAGATAAGGCATATTGAAGAGCAACAGTAAAATAAGCTGGGAAGTTTTCTTCTGTTTGTCGAAATGTATAATCAGCTATAACTGTATCAGCAGTATTAGTATCAGCATAAACCATGTCACCATATATCTGATACTCAACTAAGTTATCATTAACAGTAATAGCATGAACAATAAGATTATTATTTGGTAACTGATACGCAAGATCATATCTACCAGTTGGTGCATCAGTTAATCTATTTAAAACTTTTTGATCTGTAGCAAATCGCCATCTACAGTTTTGAAGTGCAGAACGGCAGATGTCCTCATAAAGATTTGAAGCCACCAAAGATTCTGTTGAACCATCTGTAAAAGATGTTATCGGATCAGCTCCGATCAGAATCAATGCTCGACTACAAATATCAATCGAACTATCTGCCGCTGTGCTAGACATATTTAGTCGCCATCTGTTTCTACAATAACTGTACCATCAGATACATCTACTACAGAACCTGTGTTTGATAGGACATTTACCCAATGGGTTGTTGGAGCATTGGTATCTGAAACACAGATAACATCACGAACACTTAACATATTTGCCGCATCATTAAAATAACCAGAGCTATTTACAGTTGCGATTGTGTCCGATGTCGAGTAGTTCCAAAGTTTTGGACCAACTCCATTCATAGACCAAAGGGTCAAATTAGAAGCACTATAAGCCATATTAATATCCCCTATGAGTTGTTATCTAAGAGTTCATAGACACCATTGTTATCAATAACAACAGCACCCATAGACATCATAGATGTTGCAAGATGTGACGCTCTTTCAGGAACATAGTTTACTTCCGTCTGAACATCAGAGTTTACACCAAGACCAACTGCTGTTGTATGATATGCCATGTTCTTTCCAGCTGTAATAGCCGCAGTTGAAAAGATCTTGAATCCAAGAAATTCTTTCATAGTCATACCACCAGCGAATGGTAGGTTTTGCTCACCAACAAAATCAGATGATGCAAATTCTGTTATATTAAACAGATCCGCATATCCCTTTGGGTGCATAGCAATATACCGACCACCATCTTCAGGAATGTTTGCAGTACCAAAAGTCTCAAACACAGAAAGCAAATCAGCTTTTTCAACAGCTGAACTTGTATCATGTATTTGAGTTGAATTAGCACCACTATCCATTGCTGTGTATAAGATAGTATCTGTTTCTCTACCCAAAGCCGCCGCCGCAGAAGTTGCAACAGCTTGTCTTTCGTTGATATTTGTTTTTAGCTCATCCAACTTGTCGATGTAATCAGCGGCATATTTGTCGCTCATCGTTGCTTCAACAGTTGTGTGTGCTAGTTCCATCGGTGTAATCAAGCCATTTCTTGACTTGGTTGTTGCCGATCCAGTTCCAATCTTCTGAAAACGAACTGTGCTTCCAGTTACATTGTTTGCCTGACGTACGGTATTTCGTAGCTTCGATCCCATACGTTGATAAGCAAGATGCACTTCAGATTCGAACTGTTTGATAAAGGCAGTATCTATTGTATTTGCCATTATTCAGCTCCTTAAAGTTAAAGTTACAATTTACGTTTCAGATTGTCCTTTGCATTTTTCATAAAAGTTATCCATATAGGGCTTCTCTAATGCAGTACGGGTCTTTCACTTAACTTACTATTACACTCAATTCTCTGAGGATTGCAATAAAAAAGTCTACAAAACTCATGTTCATCCACAAAATATTGTTGTTTTTCTATAGTAAACCCTATCCATTGTAGCCATTTGATAGTTTTCTCATGGTCTACTGGTACATAATTTTCTACAAAATCATACTCACAAGATAGAAATCTAAGGATTAATTTACTGTATTTATAAAAAGATTTAGAGATATGGTCTATATCATCTGTTCCAAGAAACCATATCTTACCACGATAATTGTAATCATCTAATGGTGTAACACCACACATGGCAACTGGTTTTTGTTTGTGTGTGATAGTAAAACCCTTTGAACCATCTTCTACAAAAGGAACATGAAGAGCTACTTTGGGTGTAACCCCAACCAATGCACACTCTCTGATATCAGGTAAACGCATATTATTGACAACAACATCAACATCAGAAATAACACATGGTCGAAACTCAAGATTACCTCTTTTGATGTAGGTCAATACTTTATCGGTTTCTTTACTTTTTTCTTAGCCATTTGGATAAATCTTTCTAAATCCTTCATCTACTTTACGCACAAAATCCATATCTTTATTATGACCATAATATCGAGGATCTTGCATCATTTCTTTTAGTTTTGTTTCGTTCATGACTTGTACTGGTTGTGTTCCATCTAAGAATGGTGTTTGTTGCATCTGTGACATTAACAACTCAACTACTTGTATACCATCTGATGTAGAGCAAAGGTCATCTATTGTTTCTCTTAATGGATTATCTTGAGGTACAATCTGATCTACAAATAATCCAACTGCTTCTATTCTTTCTTCTGCATGATCTCCTAACTCAGCAATCTCTGCATCTGCATCATAACCAGCACCCATCTGTTCACCAAACATCTCAATGCCTTTTTCAAAATCATCTTGACCCATACCAGTATTGTAACAATGGTCAGCCCACCAATCGAGCATAGGATTATCTTCTGCTAGTTCTGGATCAAGTGATTCAGGTAGTAAATAATCACCAGCACTTTCAGGTCTATCAGCATAGGCTTCGCTTTCAATCTCAGCTAATACTTCACCTCTAATAGTATCTTTGCTTTGACCTATCTTTGATTCAAGATTGTGATAAGAGTTTGCAAAGTCTTCTGCACTTTTAAATTTTTCAGGCAACCACTCAGGTCTTTCACCCATAGAGTTTACTGGTTGTTCTTCGCTCGATGTTTCATGTGAAACATTTTCTTGTGATTGTTCTTCCATTATGAACCTTTCTTTACTTTATGACCATGTTGAATACGTCTTTCAATCAATCCAACTATATATCGCTGACCTTCTGCATGACGTAATGTATCGTTAGTTACAGCTGATCCATGCACAGCTTCGATAGTAATACTTCGTAAATACTGCAATATAGCTTGACCAGTTGGTTGAGAGAATAGGTGTGTGAAGTTTAGAGATACTTCTTCTTCTAAATTTTTATTTCTTGGGAATCCATCTAATCCAGTAACTGCTGGATTATTAGTTAGTTTGTTCATTCGGCATCTGTCCTTGTTGTTGCATTTGCATTTGTTGTTGTTGCATCTGTTGAGCCATTCTAATTATCTCTTTTCTCTCCTCTAAATCTCTTACAAGATTATCAGGAACACCAAACTTCTTTGCTAAATATGTAGCTGTTTCTTCTGAGTTAATCAGAATATTTGTAAGCTCTTGACCAAAACGAGCTTGTGTAAGTTCTAAAAATCTTGAAACACTACTTATATCAGCGTTAGCTTGTGCTTGTGATAGTGGTGAAGTCGAGCGAACTTTAACTTGCCGACCATTAAGTGTTGGTATTTTTATTCTGTTTTGTTTCTTTAGAATATGAACAACTCTTTGTAAGACTGGTTGTACCAGCTCTGCTTGCAATCTTCCAAAAGCAGATCCAATACGACGGCTCAAGTCAGCCATTCTTTCTGCGATTTCCGTAGCTGTTGCTGGTGTTCTGTCAGGATTACCAAGCATATCATTATACAATGCTCTCTTAATATTCAATCGCATATCAGATAGAATTAAATTGGCTACATCAAATGATCCAGCCGCTTGTACTGGTTGCAACCCAGCAGAGTTTGGTGCTTTGGGTATTACAGTTCCAGGCACTAGATTAATTGTATCAGGATTAATTACACCATCATCATCCATTTGATACACACCAGATATTTCCATCTGTGCGTTTTCTAAAACAAGTTCTATTGTCAGGTTGGTAGTTTTAATCGCACTCAATGCGTTGACAAGTGGACCTCGCCCATAGACCGCACCGGGATCTTTACTCCAACGAAAACATATAAATGGATTACTACCAGTTCCTTTGAATTGTTCTTTCTTAATAACACACTTAGTTGTTGTTTCGAATACAAAACATAAATACGCATCTTCATTTATCTTTGAGTAATCTCTACACACAACTTCAAGAACCTTTGCTTCTGCATCAGGATTTGTTTTGATTGCATTTACTAACTTTGGCATTTGTTCCATATCTCTATACACGATTGGAATATGACCAAAGGGCATATCTCTTTCTCTAAATACATGATCGACCATATCATCTGGGCCAACATCGAGAACAACATGAGGTAAAGGAAGAGCAGTAAACTTAACTGGATTTATAGCATCACCTTCTGCAACATGAAGAACACCAGTACCTACTGCTAAATCCATAAATGATTCATGAACTTCTTGAGCAAAGTTTGAGTTCTGTATTACTTCAAAAACATATTCAGTTACTTCTTCAAGATCATTATTAACCGCATCTCTACTTTCTTTTGGAACTTCACTACCTGAAGTAAAGTCAGCCCATCGTGCAAAGTTCGGAACTAATCCTGATTGCAATCTTGACGCAAACTCTTGTACTCCAACAACAGCTGTCTCATCAAATATTCTTTCATCTCTTCTTTCACCTCTTGCGGTAGAGTAGAAAGTTTCACGCATAGGCAAAGCATACTCATAACATTCATTAAATAAAGGTTCCCATCGTTGTCGTATTGATTTTGCTTTTTCGTATTTCTTCATATAAGCCGAAAGGAGCTTATCATTATCTTTCATGTCGATTGAATTAGGAGAATGAACCATACTCTATTATCCAAACATAAGTGGATTTCGGTAGCCTATACCACCTTTGCCACTTGTATATAAAGCTCTTCTTCCTCTTCTACCTCTAGTAACTGGCGTTCCAGCTTTTGCACCCATCTCATAAGTAAGTTGTGTTTTAACTGGCGTATCTGAAGTAACTTCTTTTTCAAGAGCTTCTTGCCTACGATCTACTTTTTTCTGAGTTTCTTCTTTTTTTTGTTCTTTTTGCTCTTGAGTAACAGTATCACTTACTGGTTCAGGTCGAGAACTTCCACCACCAAAACACATATCATTCTCCTACAATCTATTCCAAAAACTGGTCTTGTTCCTATTATTAGGCGATCTTGAAAAAATATCAAAGCCTTTTCTTGCGTTGAACGCTTTTACTGGCTTTTGTCCATTCATTAGAGTTCTACCCTCACCAGCTCCTAACATCAAGTATTGAAGAGCATCATGTATATGTGAGTACATATTCTTATCAGGTTTATCATCATATCGTTCTCCTGATACTTGCATACGTCTATAGCAATACCCACCTTGAAAACCTTTGATGAGTTGAGGACATCTTCTGTCAACAAGAAACGCTGGCTTACCATCTGCTAACTTATTTAATTGTGCAGAAACAGATTCTAATCGTAGATCAACACTATTACTTGGAGCTGGTACAGCTTTTAATCCAGCACCTCTTAGTATTTGGAATGGTGTGGATTCATCTGTCTGCGCTCTAAAATCACCAGCGGGATCTCCATAAATGTAAACATCAAGACCATTGAATCGAGAACTTATCTCTTGTCGTAATAGTTCTGCAAATCTAACTATACCCATATCAATAGCTACTATCTCTGATTGTACTAACCATCTACCTCGAACTTTCTGTGCAAATACAGCAGAGGGTGTAAGTCCAAAGTCAATACCAATATACAAAGGAACACCTACAGCAATAGGTATTTCTTCTTGAGCAATATGCGTTTCACCGAGAAACTCAGGATATACTGGTTTACCTTCTTGAATTAATCCAAGTCTGTTCATAACATACACATCTATCCAACTCTTAGTCTTTCCTCGTATTAAGTTTGGATAGTAAGTCTCCAATATATTTATAGCGTTCTCTGCTTTCTTATTCATGTCATAACCAGATACATCACCCTTATCATCTAGCTTTTCTTGCATTGCCGCTGGTTGTGTAAAGAAAGACCAGTTATCAGGTTTCACCAACATAGTAGCTTGCTCTCTAGGAATGTGATCTGGAATCGGAACTTCACCAGCCATGATAGGCCACCAATGATCTTCTTCTGGTGCGTTAGTATCACAGATAACACCAGACCAACTTGGTCCACCATCTCGCATACTTGGAAATCTACCCACACGCATCGTACACGCATCAATAATACTTTTCGGAATCTCTCTTGCTTCGTTTACCCACACACCAGTAAGTTCAAGAGAAAGAAGTTTCTTTACATCTTCAGGTCTGTCGAGTGCTAGAAACAAAACTTCGAGATCGACATCCCCTTTTTTTATGTGGTGAGTATAAGGTACACTCCAATGAAAGTTACCCCAATCATCTTCAGGAAACCAATCAAGCCAAGTCTTTATAGTTGTTGTTCGGAGTTGTGGGTTAGTGTTTCTTATAACAGCCCATCGAGATCTACGAACCTTATCTTTATTCGGCTTCTGCTCTAAGGCTCTTCTGAATACTTCAACACAACATCCAACAGATTTGCCAGAACCAACTGGCCCTCGTATGCCACGAAAAAAATTTGAATCCTTCATAAACTCTTTTAGAGTTTCACCATCAGGCTTATACTTAAAATCTATCAACGCAAACCTTTTTGTACTCCAGTACGAATCATAATCTCTGCTACCTCTGGACCAATATTCTCAATAACATTATCGAGCATTGAGTTTGTAACAAAAGACTTCGTATGCTTTTCATCAAAGTATTGGAAGTGTATTTCTTTTACCAATCGTCTTAATAGCCTACGCTCTTCAGGTTTAAGTGCATTGATAAAGCTCATGCAAATCTCCTATAGAGTGCTGTCTTTTTTGCTATTTGTTTTGGTTGAGAGGAAAACTGTTTCCCTTTCTTCTTTGCTTTTCTTTTCTCTGCTGTGGTTTTTGCGTACTCTGCTGATGACAGAGCTTGTATTGCTTTCTTTGGTAGATACCTTTCCCCAGTCACGGAAGACTTCTTGCCACTTTTGGTTTGCCAATCTTGTTCCCCCCAAGCCTTAAGACTTCTCTGTGATCTCTTCATTAGGTATAACCACCACCTCTTGCTTTATAGGTCTTGGCTAGTAA